GTTTCATTTTTACTTTCTTACTTGCCTTGAGATTCCAAAAATCAAATTGAAGTTGATGATGTTATTAGGGTGAACAATCCCATTTTCAATGACTCTTTTAAAGATGTCGCCGCGATAGGAAGTGGACTTGATATCACCAAGATTCTCTAATTCATTTAAAAACCAGTTTTTCTCGCTCACAAGAAATTTGTATTCATCTTCCTTATCTACTAACCTATTTATTTTCTCTTGTGTTTCCATTATTGAATCCGTATATCTCTTAATCTCAGTGGTATCCTCTCCTTTTTTCCCACCCTCTTCTACTACTTTGTACAACTCCAGATATTTCTTTTGGTTTTCTTCTTCTAAGAAGACCAATAGTTGTTTTTCTTCTTCAGATATTTTCTTCATTCCAATATGCTCGTTTAAGAGGGCCTCAAAAGACTGGTCATTTTTAAGACCAAATAGCAAATCCATGAATAGCGACATGATATCTTCTTCCTCAATTTTCAGTGTATCACAAGATACTAACGGGTTTTTCTTCAGTGCTGCCTTACATCGCCAGTGATGTTTAGTGCTCACTTTATTTTTCACGGCTACATGAAAATACACACTCCCACATTCTGAACAGATAAAACTAGAAAAGAACTCTCGCTTATCATGCAGTCCATTCGTTTTATCACTTTTCTTAGGTCTTCTTTTAGCTAATTCATTTTGGGCTCTTTCCCATGTAATCCTGTCTATGATTGCAGGATGATGATCTTCAATCAAAACCTGTGAAGCATCTCCAAAATTCAACTTTGATCTACTGGTAAATGTATCTTTTGTATATCGCTTTTGATAAAGAAGATCCCCAGTATAGGTTGGATTATTTAAGATAGTGCTTATAGTTTTACTGTTCCATGAGGATTTCTTTTTCATTGTGGGGATCCCTTCATGGGTTAAATCTCTACTTATCTGAGCTCCGTTAACTCCTGCGATACATCTTTCAAATATTGACCTTACTACGTTTGCTTCTTCTTCAACAATATACCAACTTCGATCTTTATTAAAATTATAACCGTATGTTCTCATGCTATGTCCAACGACACCACGTTTTGCATATGCCTTTTTCCCCCATGATATGCTTTCTCCTAAGCTTCTTGATTCTTCTTGGGCAAGGGCACAATATACAGTTAATAATACCTCCCCATCTTCATTGGCAGTATCTATCTCTTCTTTCTCAAAATAAATGGAAACATTATATTCTTTGAGCTTTCTGACATACTCAAGGGCATCAACAGTATTTCTTGCAAATCTTGAAATAGACTTTGTAATGATCCGGTCAATTTTACCATTCTCGCAATCTTTAATCATCTTCTGAAATCCTGATCTCTTTTTTGCATTAGTCCCTGATACTCCTTTATCAGCATAGATTCTAACTAACTGGTTATTAGGATCTTTTAGAACTGAAAATGTATAGTAAGCAACCTGCGCTTCTAGTGATCCAATCTGATCAGGTTCTCTCGTGCTAACTCTTGCATACACACCAATCTTAATCTTCTTCTTTTTCTTAACAGGTTCTATTTTGAAGATGCCCGATGGGCTGTCTTTATACTTCTTTTTAATCTGTTGTATTAGTTCAAGTCTTTGATTATTTTGAGCCTTTAAAACTTCCACCTCATCGTTCCTCCTCTCTGGTTGATAACATATTGTATTCTCGCTTTTTCCCGATTTAACGGGGATTATTTTATTTTCTTGTTCTATCTCTATCCCTGATTTTTTCTTTTTGTAGTTGCTGGGTTCTATGCATTTCTTGTGGTGGAGTTGAATAAAGTCTCCAAATTCAGTAACCGAATTATCTAGCCAGAGGACTTGAAAATCTTTTTCTGTCAGTATCGATATACTCATAACAAAGGCTCGTAACATCGAAATGTCGGCCATTTCAATAAAGTCTTTTAGAAATTTTATGCCTTGCAATTTTTCTAAAGTTTCCATCCTAAAAGCTCGATCTTCTTCTATCTTAGAGGCCAAGTCTTCAAAGTCTACAATGTTCTTTTCAAGTTCTATTATTTTCTTATTCATAACTTCCTGGTTGCTTTCATCAGCTAGAGTCAACTCCTCTTTTGCCAAAATCAATCTCATCAGGTGACTCATTCTGTGTAGTTCGAATCTATCATTTTGGTTCACCTTCTCAATGTCATCCCTCATTCGCTTCAAAGCACCTGGCTGGTCAAAAGAATATCGATACTTCATGGCGCTCATCATCATTTCGATTAACTTTGACTCGCTCAATGGTGATGAACTACAGTAACTAGAATGTTTATCCTTTCGTCCGCATTTCCATTTATGAACTTTCCTCTCTTTTCTATGTTGATAATTCGACCCACAATAAGCGCAGGTGATTCTTTTTGTTAGTGGGTAAACCTTATTCGGACTTTTTCTATTTTTCTTTTTTGCATCAATAATGGACTGTACTTCGTTAAATGTCTCCTCATCAATGATAGCTGGATGTGTGTTCATTATATAGTAACGATTTTCTTGACCTTCATTTATTACAGTTCTGCTCTCTAAAAATATGTTGGTAACCTTATTTGTAAACCTATTACCCGTAAAATTATGATTCGTGAGCAAGTGCTTTACACTCGTGCAATCCCAAACATCTCTCCCTAACGGTCTCTTAATACCTTTTTCTGTAAGCATTAATGCAATTTGATAGGTAGAAGTGCCCTCCAGAAATAGTCTAAAAATTCTCATGATCACTTCCGCTTCTTCTTCAACTATTCTAAAGGTCTTCTCTCCATCAATTTCAACAACCCTGTAGCCATATTGATTCAGAAAAACAGGTCTTCCCATTTTATTTCTTTTCTCAACACCCCATTTAATTTGTTCGGAAATCGTCAAGGCTTCTTGCTGAGAAACTGCTGCCAAAGCTGTTAGAAAGAATTTATTACGCGTTTTTAATGAATCGATTTTTTCTTTCTCAAATATTACAGCTACATTGTTTTCTTTCAATAGTTCTACGGTTTCTAGTAGCTCTTTTGCATTTCTGGAGAATCTTGAAATACTCTTCGTAAGCACTACATCTATCCGTTGTTCCAAGCAATGCCTTATGAGCCTTTTAAGACCTGGTCGTTTATCTATCGTTAATCCTGAAATGCCACTATCATAATATATACCGACTAACTTATATTCAGGGTTCTTCAGAATATAAGTTGAGTAGTAATCCATCTGATTCTGTAAAGAACTTAATTTAGTATCATCAGCAATATGGCTAATACGACAATAAGCTGCAACTCTTATCTTGCCACCATTTTGTTTAACTGGCTCTTCCTTCGCTGAAGGCCACAGCACTTCAACCGATTTTCTTGCCACAATAAAAACTCCTTTCTCTAGAGCTAACCTACTAATTTGCAGGTATGTTATTAATGGCTCTAGTCCAGAGATAATGCAAGTACTATCTCTGAAATGAAAGAAGTTCTGGATTCAATTGATGATATTGGGTTTCCTATTTCTTTGCCTAAATGTTACTACTCAGCTTTTTTACTCCTCTGTGGTCTTCTTCTTGCGTTTACTTCATATGAAACGCCGCATTTTAGTTGAAACTCTACTCGCCATTTATTGTAGACGATTCCCTTCTCAATGACTTTGGTTAGGATGTCCGGATCAAAGTCTTCATCAGGTCCTTTGATTTTTCCGAGGACTTCAATTAGGATTTTCAGATTCTCTTCAAGGTATTCACTTTCCTTTTTGTTCTCACTCAGCCCATCATACTCCATTTGAAGTATCTCTTGTTCGTATATCAAGTGCCTCATAGTCGCCTCGTAAATGGTCTCATTTGACCCTGATGATCTCGTAGCCATCGCAGTAATTTTATCTGTGATCCTATCGATTTGGGTGCCCAGCTCATTTAGCCTTCTGTCTTCTTCCTCTGTTAATGAGGCTTCTTCAATGGCCAGCTCCACATCTTCAATCAGTTTAGCCTCATCCCTTTTTATGTCGAAGAGAAGCTTCATGAAGGCCCGCTCTAGTTCTTCCTCCCAGACATAACTGCATTTGCAGTCTTTAAAATTTGGATCTCTTTTGGAAGCAACTCTACAGTGCCAAGCCGTGAACTTCACAGGTGCTCTATCCTCTCCACAGTGAGTGGTGAGCCGTCTTCTGGTGACTGGTCTTCCACACTCTCCGCAAAAGAGTTTATTTGAAAAAGGCGCTGCCCCGCTATAAGCCATGTTGTATTTATTGTCTGGATCCCTAAACATCTTACTACGTCTATTCAGCTCTTCTTGTACCTTTTCCCAATCTTCCTCGTTAATGATCGCTGGATGGTGATTTCTAATATAGTACTGCGGCTGATGCTCTTTATTTCTCACTCGCTCATGGGTCAGAAAATCTACCGTCACGGTCTTTTGTGCTAGACAATCACCTTTGTATTTTTCATTTCTCAGAATCTTGTAAACAGAGTCCGAAGTCCAGGTCTTCTTATTTCTCGCAGTCTTAATCCCATCCCTCATCAGTTCCTTGGCAATTGTAGGTGTACCTTTCCCTTCAAGGAGTTCTCGATATATTCGCTTTACCACTTTGGCCTGCTTTTCATCGATGGTGATGTTCCCGTCTTCATCTTCAGTGTAGCCTAAGAAATAGGTCGTTGGAACATGAGCTTTTCCTTGCTGAAACCTTTTCTGAACGCCCCACTTTGTGTTTTCTGAGATGGACCGTGACTCTTCCTGGGCCATGGATGATAAAATTGTGAGGAACAATTCACTCTTGCTGTCTAAGGTATCCAGATTCTCTTTTTGAAAGTAAATCCCAATCCCAAGGTTCTTAAGCATTCTGATGTAGTGAAGACAATCCAAAGTATTTCTCGCAAATCTGCTGATGGACTTGGTGATGATGTAGTCGATTTCTTTGTTCTGGCAGCGCTCAATCATTCGATTAAACTCAACTCGATTCTTGGTAGAGGTTCCTGATAAACCTTCATCTGCAAAAATTTCTACAAGCTCCCAGTTGGGGTTTTTCTCTACATACTCTTTAAAATAGGACACTTGGATATCATAGCTGGTCGCCTGCATGGCTGAGTCTGTTGAGACCCGGACATAAACGCCAATCTTCTTCTTTTGTCCATCAAAATTCTCTTCATTCCTTGAAGTCCTTGTCCGAGCCGGAATGATGCTGACTCTTGATGCCGGTAGCCTTCGTGCTTGTTCATTATTCATTAAGCATCTCCTCCTTCGTCAAGACTTATTTCTGTTTCCTCCCCGGTCACCCATATCACTTTCAATAAAAAAGATGACTCCGCTATTACACGTGTCATCCATGCCCTTAAGAATCTTGTACTATCTAATTTTTTGTAAAGCTCATTGATAGGATTGGTGGATTGTTTTATTTTACCTAGTTCGGCTATGGCTTCTTTTCTATATCGATCATCTGAATCAATCATCGCCCACCAAGGCTCTCTTTCAGAGATTGTTTTTTCGATGGCTATTCTTTGCTTTTCCAGTTCAGCTTCATCTTTATTCTCAATAACTGCCATGCTCTCTGCAAAGAGGGCTTTTTCAAGTTCAAGTCGTAATCTATTCTGTTCTCCATCCCTCAAAACTTCTGTATTGAGAAGGTTTTTCTCAAGTTGAATAATTTGTCTTTTCGCAGGTGCCTTGGGATCAATCTCAAACTTTTCTATGAAGGCTCTTTTAAGTATCTTGATTATCATTTCATCCTTAATCCCATCCATTTTACAAAGCCTAGTGCTTTTCCTACGGTTACTGCATCGCCATGTGACATAACCTCTAGTTTGGTAGCGGTGAAAGTTTGCACCACACTCTCCGCAGACTATTCTTCCAGTGAAATCATAGCGTTTATTCGGGCCACGCTTAACCCCCTTAGTTTTTGGCTTAAGAATCTGTTGGACTTTATCAAATGTTTCTCTGTCGATGATCCCTTCGTGATGGTCCTTGATGTAGTACTTTGTTTTCTGCCCATCATTTGTTACCTGCTTATGTGTTAGGTAGTCCTCTGTAAATGTTTTTTGGCAAATGACATCACCTACATAACGCTCATTTCTAAGGATTGATGTAATAGCAACATTGGTCCAGTCGTTTCTTCCATTTGCTTTCAAATAACCGTTTCTGATGAAGTGATTTGCAATCTCTGTAGGGGTTCTGCCTTCTAAATACTGTCTGAAAATCTCACGTACCGCAGCTGCTTCCTTCTGATCAATCACCCAACGTTTACCCTTTACCTTTTTATATCCAAGGATCCTGACAAACCTACCTTCTCCTTGTTCGAAGCGTTTTGATGTGGCCCAGGTAATATTTTCAGATGTGCTTCGACTCTCTTCTTGAGCTGTTGCAGCGAGCATCGTAAGAATGAATTCACTCTGCATATCTCCCGTATAGAGATTCTCTTTCTCAAAGAGTACGTATATTTTCTTGTCCCTTAACTCTCTAATCACCTTCAACGTATCCATGACATTTCGCGCAAATCTTGAGATTGATTTGCAGATTATCAAGTCGATTTTCCCTGCCTTGGCATAGCGGATCATTTTATTGAATCCATTTCTGCTTTCCATCTTTGTTCCGGACTTGCCCAGGTCTGAAAAGACACCAGCGAACTGCCACTCAGGGTTTGATCGGATGTAATTGGTGTAATGAACGATTTGATTGTCCAGAGAATTCATTTGAAGTTCTTCTTCTGTGCTGACTCTACAGTATGAAGCAACCCTTAATCTATGTTCATCGGTCGCTAAATTTCCTATGCTCAACTCACTAGGACGATTTCTAGGCGTTCCGTATCTAAAGATTCCATCGCTCATGCCTGATGTGCTTCCTGATATGGTTCTCTCCATGTTTTTTCCTCCTTTCGCTTAGTAAGCCATTCTGATATATTATTTTGAATGACCATCCAAACACCGCTTTAAAATATAAAACCCTGAAACGCCTATAATTCAAGGCTTCAGGGTATCGGCGTCATAGTATATATCACTCTAAAACGAGTATTTATCAAGTCATTTCTACTATATATAGGGATAAAAATAAGCCGATGCTGTAGAGATAACACCGGCTATAATTTTGAGATTTTCCTTCTATTCATACTTCATGTAGGCAACAAATCCTGCCTTCTTTAAGCGAGCCATTAGGGCCTCTGCATTCTTCTTTTCGCTGAAGGCGCCTACCTGTATCCGGTAGTATTTTTTACCGGATTCCTTCTCAGGTTCGACCTCCACACCAGCACTGACCATCTCAAGATTATCTTTATCAACCCAGGTCATAATACCAGCCTTCTCATCCATGGTGCTTTTCAAAATGGTTTTACCAAGTAGAACACATTCCTTGCCGCCTTTGATCACAGGTTTTCCATTAAACACATCCTGGGTAATCAGGTGATAGTTCCATTTCACCCAGTTTGGAATGATTGGACCTCCTGGATAATAGGTTCTGGCAGACGCTTTGATTTCTACAATATTACCCACTTCAAAATCTTCTTTTCCATCATCTGCATTCTCCAGTTCCTTCTTCACAGCAGCCCTAAAGGTATCCATGCTCTCCCCATGCTTTGGAAACCAGTGCCCTACATCGGAATGATTGGATGCGACCCCCTTCTTATTTCCTTCTGCATGGCTGATGATGTCTTTTTCAGTCAGACCATACTCTCTACAAAGATGAACACAAAGATTCACTGCATTCTGCCAGGCTTTTCTAAAGTAGGCTTCATTTTTCTTCACATCATAGCCTACCATGTTAGAACCACCTGAATAAGAAAACCCACTCGGCTCGCATATCTCAAAACCGATGTGGGTATCATTCGCTTTTCCTCCTGCATGCCAGCCTCTATGATTCCAAGGTAGGTATTGCCAGACTTCCTTATCGTCCAAGAAGGCATGGACACAAACCTGACGATTGATTTCACCAGCCTTATAGGATTTGTTCCATCTACTGAACCAATCGGCGGCCATCACTCCCGGCGTAGCGGTGGAATGAACCATGATGCCTTTTGGTGTGATCTTTCTCCCGGCTGTATAACAATCATTTCTGGTCATGTATTTTGTCTTTAAATTACTTAGTGCCATCCTTATCGCCTCCATCTTTTAGCTGCTCTAGGATGTCTTTGAGCTTCTCGGGGATAGGCAGTCCAAGTCTTGTTGCATTTTCAATAATGCTAATCCCTTCATTAGACAGATAGAAGAAGATCACTGCTGTTCTAATGGCACTACCATCTCCGATAATGTTCTGATCAATGATGTGCGCCACACCTACTAGGGAGAAAATCACTACTTTCTTGAAAATCCCCTTAGCACCTACATCGCTGGATAAGTGCTTTTCTAGCACAGCACACATGACCCCAAGCAAATAGTCGATCACCACGAAGGCAATCAAAGCATACAAAAACCCATCATAACCCCCCAAAAAGTAACCCAACCAACCGCCCACAGCTGCAAATATCATCTGAACAATGCTCCAAATTTCTCTCATTGTCGTTCCCTCACTTTCATAAATTTGTGTATATAAAAAGACGCCCGGTGAAGGACGTCATCGTTTTCATTAGTATGGAGCATAGTAAACATAGCCACTGGCCTTGGCATAGAACCCATCTCCAGGAATGTAGATAGCACCATCGAAGGTATCATACTGGCTTGTGGTGAATCCCGGCTGTTCTACTCCTTCCCAATAAAGACCATCATTGGAGACACAAAGCATACTCTCTTTTAAAAGGGCAAACTTCCCCCAGTCCTCCATCCAGATGATGTTTCTTGGGTTTGGGATGTTGTTGTTGGCCAGATCTCCTACCCATGAAAGATTGGTCTCTGTAATCTGTGTTGCATCGTCATTCATCACGCAGAGCTTCACATAGTAGGTGTAATCACCGCCCACATTAGTGTAGTTGAACTTCATCACAAAGAGGACATCATTTACAGACCGAATGAACATATACCGGGTATCGTTCACATCCTCAGGTATGGTCGTGGTCCAAAGACCAGGACTGGCTGAACTGGCTCTTGCGATGGATTTATCCCCACCAACCACACCGACAAAGTTTCCTTTATGGGTGGTCAGATATTTAAAGATGGGTACCGAAGTTCCGTCAGATCCAACCAAGGTCCATGCAGTTCTTTCCTCCAAGGAATCAAAGCTGTAATAGACTGGAGACTTATAGTACCACCAGCTGACGATTCCGGATCCTCTTGCCATATCATAAGCACCGCAGGTCATAGCATTATAGGCACCTGGACAATATCCAGCATTATGCCAAGTGATGCCATCAAAGGAAGCGATGACATTGGCAAGACCCACGATCTTTGCAATAAACACACCATCTGCTGCATAGAGAATCTCCGGCTGGCCATAGCTCCACCAAGGAACGCTGACCACCGTCCACTGCCTTGTGGTCTTGTTCCAGTAGGACATATACGGAGTCTTTGCATAATAAACTGCGATCTGTGCATTGCCATTATCATAGACATTGATCTGCTTCTCACTTCCATATTGGGTATAGCCAAAGTTGTTATAATACTTCTTGGTCCAGCTCAAAGTGGGGATGGTGAAGAGGACCTCACCACGTCCTCCGAAGGCTGTCCAGATGGCCAGCGTGTTATTAAAAATATGATCATAGCTCATGGATTCAGCCCTCCTTTATACTTTTGTGACACTGGTAATTCGACCACCGCTATCCACG